ACTATTTACGGTTGTACAGACCAAGATGCTGAGAACTATAACAACCGAGCTGAGGAAGATGATGGTAGCTGTGAATACGAAGAGTATGAATGTACATCTAACGAAACTTACTTTTACAATGGTTTAGAGTATGGCAATTACTCAATAGAACCAAACACTTTAAATATAACTGTAGACGTTGATACAGATTGTGACCAAGATACACTACCTATTATGATAGGCTATGATGTGGGTCATATCAAAGTTGAGGACAACGAAACAGTTTGGAATGGTTACATGTGGGTAGATGTGTTCTACAATGTAACTGGATGGGAAGGAGATGAGTTTATTCTCAAGTCTGGACCTGAATACTTTACAGAGCCATACACCGGTTGGTATATTGTGTGGGTAAACCTATTTGCCGACTGGAATAGAAATGGTGAGTATGAATACGTTACATCCTTTAATATAGAAGAAATAATATTGGAGGAGGAATGAAGGCTAACCAAATGTTAGTCTTAACGAATATGTTAGCGAAAATAATCTCAGAATTGGATGATGTGAAAGCAATGATAAAAGAAAGCACATATGAAGATTTTGTAGGTGAGGAGGAATGACGTGGTTAGGAATACTAGAAGTGTTGGCAGTAGTAATGGCAGTATTAGCTATCATCCTTGCGATGATGATACTTGTAGCATTTGCGCGCCGGATAATCCCGAAGAGTATCCCAGAAATAAAGCTAATAAAAAAGATAAAAAAGGACAAACCAAAAATGAGTAAAGATACAGCAAGCGAAGGAGTAACATTTAACGATATATTTATGTTTATGATAGCAGTACCTTTAGTTTTACTTTGGGTTGGTTTTGCTGGATTCGTTATACACAGCGGGTTGCAGGACGAAGCAGTTCTTGAACAAATAGAAGGATATACAACTTTGATAGCTATATTAGGTGGGCCAGCCCTTCTGATTATCAAAGATGCTCTAGATGTTTGGAAACAAGAACAAGCTGAGAAAACTGCATTCTATAAGGTTAAAGCACAAGCTGTTATCGATTATAATGACCATGCTCAGAAACAAGCTCAAATGATAGAAGCTAAGGCACAAGAACAAGAACATAAGATGGAAAGTAAAAAATGAACGACTTTGAAATAAAGACAATGAAAGTAGAGCTTGAAGCGCTAAAGGCAGAATTTGATAAACTTAAAAAGGAGTTAAAAAATGGCACCAAGAAAGAAAACAACCAGAAAAAAGACGACAAGGCGTAAAGCCCCAGCTCGTAAAAAGAAATCTAAATCAAGAGTTAACGAGGCTGGTAACTACACCAAACCAACTATGAGGAAAAGATTATTCAATAGAATTAAAGCTGGTGGTAAAGGTGGAGCTCCCGGTCAATGGTCAGCACGAAAAGCACAGATGTTAGCTAAGGCATACAAAGCCGCAGGTGGAGGATACCGATAATGGCTCCTCTCAAGAAGTCTCAGAAATCCCTAAAGAAGTGGGGTAAACAAAAGTGGGGCTACGTAACCAAAGGCGATGAGAAAAAACCTAAGTCTAAACGTGGTAGATACCTACCAAAAAGTGTAAGAAGTAGATTAACTCCATCTCAGAAAGCAGCAACGAATCGCAAGAAACGTAAAGCTGGTGGGGTGGGTAGTAGAGCAAAGTACTCTAAAAAAGTTAAGAAAGCAGTAAGGAGGGCGAAATAATGCCGATGAAAAAAGGAAAAAAGAAAAAGACAACTAAGAAAAAAGGTAAGTATGGTTACTGAGAAAGTAAAAGGTGTAAGCATGGCAGGCTTGAACAAACGTCAAGTCACAGCTATGAAAAGACACAGCAAACACCATACTGCAAAACATATTAGAGCAATGGCAGTTGCTATGAAAAAAGGACAAACGTTTGCTCAATCTCACAAGACTGCTATGAAGAAGGCAGGTAAATAATGGCTAAAACAGTTTCATGGATGTGGAAGGGTAAACGATACTCAGGTACACTTATACGCGAAACTGCCACCCATAAATATGCAAGAACAAAAAGTGGTAAAACAAAAACCATTTTAAAGAAAAAGAGGAAGTAATGGCACCAAAAAAGAAAAAAGATGCTAAATTAACTAGAGCAGGAGTATCAGGTTATAACAAACCAAAGAGAACTCCTAATCATCCCAAGAAGTCACACGTAGTAGTAGCCAAAGAAGGAACTAAGACTAAACTAATTAGGTTTGGTCAACAAGGTGTTACTACAGCAGGCAAGAAGATGGACCCAAAGTCCAAAGCCCGAAGAAAGAGTTTTAAAGCGCGCCACGCTAAAAATATTAAGAAGGGTAAAATGTCTGCAGCCTATTGGGCTAACAAAGTTAAATGGTAAGCTTTATATACACACACATTCTAAATATGTATGGGCACCCGCCACAGGGCCATTGCTCCATAGGTTACTTATCGCAAGTGCCATCGTGGGAGCCCCAATATGGAGATATCAACATATGAACAATACAAATAATGAAACAGCAGGTAATGAGACAGCAGAAGAGGGTAACTTAACTGCTATCTTAGATACTGTAGAAGAATCTGGAATGTTAGACGCTTTAATGGACGACCCATTATTAGCAGCATTAGCTGCACTGGTATTAGGTTTAGGAGCTTACGTAGCTTACACCGTACCTGCAGTAAAAGAGTTAGTTTTTAAATACTTAAAGAATAACGAAGCTGAACTAATGGATTTACTAGATAAGAATCTATCTAAAGCCCAGATAAAAGCTTTTGAAAAGCTTGATGAAACAGCACAAAAGCACGTTAAAGATTCCTTAGTCCGAAATGTATTAATTACAGCTTGGGATGAGAAAGATGACGAGCTAGCTAGTCTTGTTAAGTCTAAAGTCAAATCCGCCCTTGATGAAGGGAAAGGACTTTGAACGTAGAGGAATACGAGACTCGATTACGTCAAAGGGTAGGAGAAGCTGAATATGTACGTCATAAAGAGCTTGTTCGCCTTTTGGCACGTAATCTTGCGCTGGAAGACGTGTTGTGGGAAGAAATTCTTATATGTATTCGGGATGTTAACGCTAGAACAGAGTTATTGCGACAACGAAACCAAATAGTAAGAGATATCCATACAGAATTTAGAGCATTGAATATTGAAGTACCTACTGAAATGGAAAAGAGTGCAGAAGGTTTCGGTTCATTCTTAGAGGAACTAGTAGATGATGAAAAACGAGAAACACCTAAAAAACCTGTTGACAGGTAGAGGTGGAGTAGATTCACGGCAATTAGAAAAAATCTTCGCTAAATGTAGAGACGACAAAGAAAAGATGCGTAAATTAGTACGTGCGTTCTGTACAGCGTATTTAATTGATAATAAACAGAGACCTCTACGCATGAGACCTATGCAAGAGGACATTGTATTAGAATGTTTAACAAATCGTAAAGATGACAAACAAAAAAAGTTAGCTATATTGGCACCACGAGGAAGCGGAAAATCTTTCGGTTTATCAGTAGCGGTAACTATATATATGTTTTTTAACAGGTTTAGAGATTTAGTATTTATACTAGCTCCTACAGAAGACCAAGCTGCTTTAATTTTTAATTATGTTTATAGACACTTTGCTGACAACACTTTTTTGAATGGATTAGTAGCAAATTATAGATTTCATAATAAGCCCAACATAACACTTAAGGGGGGCACAGTTATGAGAAGAGCTCCGTTAGCGCCTAGTAACCAAGGACAAGCTATACGAGGACAACATCCTACGTTCTTAGTAGTTGATGAGTCTCCACTCATCGACGATAAACTATTCATTGATAACGTAGAACCTTCTATTGTTTCTAATAAAGCGCCATTTATTAATCTTGGAACACCAAAGTCAAAAGACAATCACATGTGGAGGTACTTATATGACGATAATTATGCAGATACCTTTACTAGATTACATTACACATGGAGAGATGCCGTGAACAAAGGTGAAGCCTATTCAGCACCTTATACTGAAGAAGAAATGTTAGACAAGATGACGGAATGGGGAGAAGACTCTATCTATTGGAGAACAGAGTATGAATGTGAGTTTGTAGAGTCTGTAGCGAATGTTTTTAGTCCAGAAAAAATTAAAAGGTGTTATGATGATTACGAAATTAATAGATTGGATGAGTATGGATTCGAGGGAGGAAGCAATATTACTGTTGGGGTTGACATTGGTAAATCTGTTAACTCTACTGTTATTAGTGCATGGTCCCTTGATAAAGATACTGATTCAAATATTGCGAGGCTTGTATACATTGAAGAAATCAATGCTAGAACTGGGGGACACGATATCCCATACCAACGTCAACGTATTATGGACATTACCACTCAGCTTAGTGCTAGTCGTCTCATTGTGGACTGTACTGGTATTGGTGGTGCGGTTGAACAAGATTTACGGTTGGCGTGTTTAGATGCTGGTGTTCATTTCGTTCCTTTCGTTTTTACGGGTGGTCCTAAAGGTACTAAAACGCAAATGTACAGAGATTTCGTTTCTTACATACAACAAGGAAGAGTAAAAGTACCTAATCCAGAAAATTTACAACCAGACATGGCTAAACTAGTTAATAAATGGGTAAAAGAACACATTGAGCTAGAATATACAATGGATGCTGCTAATAAAACAGAAAAGATAGCTGCACCTAACGGTAAGCATGATGATTATTGTGATAGTTCTGCTATGGGTATACACGCTACTTTGAGTATGTTGCCTATGACTGGTAACTTTGGTAGTTCAGTAATTTCAAAAAGAATCAGTAGACCAGCGCACAATATGGGTAAAGCCTCAGGTCCATCCTTTTTTACAACAAAACAGCGTAAAGTTACACTAAATAAACAATCTCTAAGGGGAATCTAACAAAAACTTTATATACTCATAATGATTAATTATTTAAAGCCATGTCGTTTATAGATAATGTTAGACGTAGGTTTGCTTCGATTGGAAGTAACCCTGCTTATAAAAAAGACGACCCCCGCAGTTACGGAGAGGGTGTAATCAAAAGATTAAAAATCAATAGAGGATTTAGTATTGGTCAGGAAAAAGATTTTGAACCACATATAGGTAAAAACAGAACTTATATGAATGTTTACTTATCTGACCCAATAGTAAGGACATTGATTGATTTACCTTGTTTATATGCTGTAAAAGATAATTTTGATATTGTTACGGATGATGATAATCTTCGTGAAGAAATAGAAACTATGTTTAGAGACATCAATATCGAACACATGTTATACGGGTGGTTAAGAAATGCAAGAATATTTGGTAGTGGATATATAGAATGGACTGGAGATAATTTAGTATTACGCTCTAGTCAAAACATGTATGTTAAAAGAAACGAGCATGGACAGATAGAATATTATTATCAAAGAGTAGGTGACGATGAAGAAAACATCAGATTCGAAGAAGATGAAATAATAGCGTTGAATAATAATTCATTTGATGATTTAGCTTATGGATTATCTGATATTCACCCTATATTATATTTAGTTGATTTGAAAGACTATGCAGAAAGAGATATAGGTGCAGCACTTAACAAATATGCTACAAGTAGATTTGATGTCAGTGCTGGTTTACCTGATATGCCTTATGGTCCTGATAAAATTAATGAAATAGTTGATGCATTTAATACATTAGCACCGGGCGAAGACATTATTCATGGTAACGATATAGTAATTAAAGAACTACAAGGAACACAACGTGCTTTTGAGTATGGTAAATATACAGACGATATATTAGACAAAATACATGTAGCTCTAAAAACACCACGAACTATGTGGACAGACCCAGAAAAAGCACGACCAATTTTTGAACCATACGTAAGATACTTACAAACTATGGTAGAGGGTGCACTTAACGCCCAGCTTATGCCACAAATAAATAATGGAGAAGCAAAGTTTAAGTTTAGGCAAATTAACGTTGATGACGCATTTACTAAAGCTAAGACTGATATGATTTATTTATCAGAAGGAGTATTGTCACCGGGCGAAGTAAGAGAAGAGAGAGGTTTAAACCCTGAAGGTGTAGCTACTCTCGATATGGAAGCTAACGCTCAAGTGACAGATAGGAATGCAAACATATCTGGTGGAAGAGATGAAGACAAACGAGAAGAATCTACTAGAGCACAAAACAGGGGTAATCAACCCTCCGCAAACGTAACAGGAGATAGAGCATGACATTTGAAAAATGTATGATACAAACTAAATCAAACCTGAAGA